ATTTGGAAAAACCCGGTGGTTGGATTTTTGGTCGGGGTTTGCTAATTTTAACCGCGCAAAGTAAAAAAATTGATTTATTTTTATAAATTTGTTAACTATGCAATAAAATGTCATTCACGCGAAATATTGATGAATTGTTATATTTATCCGGTCAAAAAGATACAATTGTGAAACATTTAAAAAAAAATTATAAAGTTGGCGTTCACTACATTGTTGAAAAAACTAAATGTCTTGTCAAACAGAATGGAGGTCAAAACAAGATGCATTATCTTCTTACGGAAGAGGCATTTGAATTATTAAAAAACTCATATAATTTAAGAAATAGATACATTGTAAATGTAAGCGGCAATGTGCAACAATTAAATTTATGTATGTGCATTGAAAACCAAACCATCGGGTTTATTGAAAACTCATACAAAGATGCCTTAAATGTTAAACGCCAATTTGCAATTGGTAATTATAAAGCGGACCTATATTTTATAGACCATAAGCTGGTGGTTGAATGCGATGAGTTCAATCATAAAGACAGAGATGCAGAACAAGAAAAAAATAGAGAAGAATACATATTATCATTAGGAAATAAAATAATTAGATATAACCCTAACGATAACGCATTTGATTTGTCTAATGTATTGAGACAAATCAACGTAATACTATTTTCAAATGTGAACTAATAAGTTATTTATATTTATGCATAATATTTTTTATTTTAGGTTTATGCATGACAACATAAAAAGTAACAAAATTATTTATTACTTTTTATATATTATTTACCAATTATTCATCAATTACTTATTACTAATCATCTATCATTACAATGACTTCGCCATTTACAATCATTCTTATGCGACCCCAACTACAACTCATTGCGGGTTACATTTATTTACAGAATTCGCAAATGTATCTTCATTCACGTAGAAAGACAATAGTAGTAATCATCAAAAACACATTTATTTTTTATGCTGCGGCTCATCTTCGCCGCGCTCACATTCTCCATTTGCGCGGCCATTGCGATTGTATCCCACTTGCCAAGAATGTTGTGCGGCTCCGCGACTTCTCGCTTCTCTACTTTTTTACCTGTTGTTGAAAACTTATTTTTAGAATCTGCATTTTGCAATTGATTTGAACTGTTGAGACTTATTCCATAATATCCTTCGTTGCTTTCATTCTCTAACCACACCGTCGCCTTCAGCGCATAAGGACTGGCATTCAAATATTCTTTAATTTCTTTCATCAAGTGTTTGCCAATATCATCTGTTAGTTCTTCCCTCTTGATTACATCTATGCTTACCATCCAGTTGCAATACTCTTTCAACAAGGTTGAGTTCAATATTTTGCCAGTATCTGAAAACTTGCAGCGCTGAAATAAAAATGTTTCTACTCTAGAATTTAACTCCGTCTTTTTATACTCCGCGGTTTTCAAAATAATCCCAACATACCCGTGCGACCCTTGAATGCGTTTGGGTTTAAACCGGGTATCTAAATAATTCTTTAATAAATGGAATGTCTCCTTTGTTGGTTTTATATGGCTCCATAGACGAAAACGACCTTCAATATTAACCGAAAGGTCTTCCACATCTGCGCGAACAATACATTGCGCCATGACAAAGTCATTAAACTTTTTAATCGTCTCATCTTCCGGCAATAACACATTTTGATACACCGACTGATGCGTTTCTTTCACTGTTTCTACTGTAGATTTAAGGGCCTCAATAGTTTCTTTCAATTCATTTATTTCTAATGCTTGTTTTACCAGTTGCGCATTGTTGTTTGCATTTTGTTCTTTTAAGATTTTACACTCCTCCTCTAATTCTTCATTTCTGCGCATCAATTTGTTGAAATTGTCAATGCTATACGTCTTTGAATGTATAATGTCCCGGATGCATTTGGATAACCGTAGTAATGTGAAGTTCGTATTGTCATATGCAATAATCTCCGTTTTGTTTTTCCCGTTTACTTCAATGCTGCGAATGTGCCCTTTTATTCTCGGGTGGGTTTTAATTAGATTTTCTATTTCCACCTTATTTTGCACGCGGAACGCTTCTACTAAAATAAATGTGTCATAGTGTTTGCGGTGGTCTTGAACTCTTGTTGCCAAATCATTCGTGTGGCCAAACTTTAGTAAACTTTCTTTAGCATCATTGGTATTCTCTATTGTGCCAAAATATATGCATTCGGTATTTAAAGGGAACTGCGCAATCGTCGCTTGTTCTACTGCGCGCTGTTTTTCTTTTTTTGTTGAGATTATTTCTTGTTCTATAGATTGGATAATGCTATCTTTTTGTTCCAACTGCGCTCTCAACTCGTTTGACTCTTCGTCAACAATCTCGTGCATCACTTCTTCAAGTTTTATGTAATAATCGTGGATTTCACATGCTTTTTTGGTTTGGACTTTTAAACACAGAGATTTAAAACATTTTATGTTTAACATTATTTTTTGTTTATTTTGTCCTCCATGTTGTTTATTGCACGATTTTGCATTTTCTTCAATTGATGATGCAATATTTTCATCTAAACTCGCTCCTCCAAATTGATGAGCAACATTTTCATCTAAACTTGCTTTGCCAAATTGAAGAGCAAAATTTTTATAATCTTTATCAAGAATAAAATGTTTTTCTAATACTCTAATAGCATTAACTTTTTGTGTAAACCCAATCCACTTCCACACATCATCTAAATCCACTACATAATCCAAGGATTTATCATAATTCAAATAACAATAAAAGCTGCTCACAAACAATTGTTGCTCAAACCCAACAAAACTCTCCTTAATTTTGCATAACAATTTGTTATTGTAGGTGTGGGTTAGCTTCGCGATGGGGTTCTTCTCGATAAGTTCAACGATATTTAACTCTTGCATCTTATTATACATTTATAATAGTGTTGTCTTTAAGTTGTTTTAAGTCACTTTATATATTTTAAAGTGAGTTTTATAAAAAGGAGACATATATTTTGCGCGAAAGTCTTTAGCAATGCGAGGACGTTGTTTTGCGCACCATTATTTTAGTAAAAAACGTTAATAAATATATATGACGTTAGAACTAAAAAAATTTGATATGAAAAGCATCACGTTTAAGATTAACGAGTCGAAAGGGCCGGTCGTAGTCCTTATCGGGCGCCGTGATACCGGTAAATCATTTCTCGTGCGCGACCTGCTCTACTACCATCAGGACATCCCGATTGGGACGGTTGTCGCTGGCACGGAAGAGGGGAACGGGTTTTACGGCAAGCTCGTGCCCAAGCTCTTCATCCATAACGAGTACAATACTGCAATCATTGAGAACATTTTGAAGCGTCAGCGCCAAGTGCTCAAGCAAATGCGCAAAGAGATGGAGGCATTTAAGCGCAGTAGCATTGACCCGCGCGCATTCGTTATCCTGGATGACTGCCTGTATGACAACACATGGGCGAAAGATAAAATGATGCGTTTGCTGTTTATGAACGGAAGACACTGGAAGATCATGTTAGTCATCACAATGCAATATCCTCTTGGCATCCCGCCGACACTGCGAACAAACATTGATTTTGTTTTTATTTTAAGAGAAAACTACCTGGCCAACAGGAAGCGCATTTACGAGAATTACGCCGGCATGTTCCCCACATTTGAGGCGTTCTCGCAAGTGATGGACCAATGCACAGAAAACTACGAGTGCTTGGTCATCAACAACAACGTAAAAACAAATAGACTGCACGACCAGGTGTTCTGGTATAAAGCAGATGCGCACGGCGAGTTCCGTCTTGGGTCTAAAGAGTTCTGGGAATTGTCAAAGGATATGGGGTCGGATGACGAGGAAGAAAAGTATGACCCGAAAGCGAATAAAAAACGTGGTGCGGGACAAACCATTAATGTAAAAAAAACAAAATGGTAAGGATATGGTAATGGAAGATATAATGCTAATAATATAAATACTTAATTGCCAGATTACCTGATGGGGTCTAATAACGCGGACCGAACGTAAAACGATACGTGATCCAATGCGCTCCCATATTTTTGTCGCATCGTGATGTCCTCCGGTTCCATTTTTGGCGCGTCTTCTGCTCGGATGTTTTCCAACTCTTGCCCAGCTTCCACTACTTCAATTGTATTAATTTCTGTCTCATTGGAAGACAAACTCAAATGATATATGTCCTCTGCCGCCCGTTTTTGTACGGTTGCAATAAAGTCGCGCACAGATAGCGACGGAGATAGCATATATTTATGTCGGTCCATTGAATACACGGCTTTGACATAACATACTTGGGCCATTTCATAATTCATGTTCATATTTGTTGTGCTCATATTTGGGTTGGTATTTAGTGTTTGTTGTTTGTAAATAATTACTGTTTATTATTTACAAATTATAATTTCAATTTTATTGTTTTATTGTTTTATTGTTTTCAGATGTAATCATTTATCTTTATCCCCCTTTCCCGATTTGCCCATCACTACATTCTCCCCTTCAAAGAGCTCATTGCGAATATTAGCTACTGAAATATGCTCATACTCGCTATCCGCTTCGGTCTCCTGCGACTGCGCCAACAGTGCGCGCTCTTGTGTATTCATATTGGAGATATTCACGAGCTTGCCCTCCGAATTAATCGTCTGAGTTAAAACATTTCCCGACTTTTCAGCCTTCTTGATATTCTCCTCCATGGCTTGCTGACGTGTTTCTTTAATACGTTGCTCGAATGCGGTCTTAGCATTCGCCTCATTTTGGTTCTTGTTATGCGCCAACTGGTTTAGCTCCTCTTCCATATACTCTACACGACCGGTCTTGTATGCTTCCGGGTCAAACGGCATCCACACCCCGCATTCACCGGTGTAAATATCGTGGTTCGGGTCGCGCTCTCTCAGCATTTTGCTGCGTAATTCTGCTTCGGCCTGGCTGGGGAATGCGCCTCTAAATTTAATTCCGCGGGTAGAGGTTTGAAAGTTATGCGCTACATTGAACTCCTTCTCTAGACGGTCTTCATTATGGTCAAGGTAAGTTTTGTATTCATCTTCTAAAGTGTTGTTTACTAAATTGGCGCGCTCGTCTTTGATGAATTCTTCATAATCTTTCATCAAGTCTTCAAATGAAATTTTATATTTGAAGGAAACAAAATTTAAAAATTGGGAAAACTTTTCCATAGATTTAGCAAAATCCCACTTCTTTAGGAAAGCGGAAAAATAAAACATTTCTTTTTGTTTCAAGATTTTTTCAGGAGATAGGAACGACAATAAACAATAAGATTGTCCAGCAATGGGTGGGTCTACATCTAGCAAATCAATGTATTTAGAGTTAATTTCGCCATTGGCGTGAACCCTTCTTTCAAAGTTGATTTCTTTTTTCGCAGCAGGTTGCGCGGGTTGCGTTTGTTGACCTTGAGCTTTACCGTGTTTTGAGTTTTTTCCCATAATACTTTATCTATTCTTTTAATTTTAAGTTATTTATCGCACATATATTAATATATTTTCTAACTAATTTATATAATGTTTGGCGATATGATTGACATGAGCGAAGCGATTAAACGGATTATTAAGTATTTGGTGGAGGGGTTTATGGTTGCTATTGCGGCCTATGCCATCCCCAAGCGTTCCCTTAATATTGAGGAGATTGCGCTCCTTGCGCTAACTGCGGCGGCAACCTTTAGCATTTTGGATACATACGTTCCTGTTTCTGGCATGAGCAGTCGCCAGGGCGTTGGTCTTGGCATTGGCTTTAACATGGTTAAGGCGAGTGCTGGCGGGTTTTAAACATTTTCAATAAATGAACCATTGCATTTATGCAATAATAATAATTCAATCACTATGATTATTGAATTATTTTATTTTGCTGAATATGTATTGCTAAATAGTTGGGATAAAGCTCCAATTCAATTCTGCGCACATTCGTTTCCATATTTCGTCTTGTTCAATGATTTTTTCGCGGTCTTTAAGCATTGGGATATCGTGTAGATATTGTCGTTCATCTAGCGACTCGCATAACTTGTAAAGAACATAATAATAGTTTAAAAAATTGACACGGTCATTCGGGCAGAATTTAGAATAAGGTGCCAACAATTCATTGAACAGGTTACACAAAGTGTCTTCAAATTCTGGACTGAATACGGGCGGTTTAATGCCCATTTTGTTTTTAATGAACTGAATATGCTCATAATATTTATTATATCCCAGTTTTTTCAGGATTTCTTTAGACTTGGTATAAGTCAGTTCATCTAGCTGTATGCGCTCTTTTTTAATTTGCTGCTTGATGCTTTCCACGACTTCGGGTGGGATTTGCGTCGTTTCTTTGCCCTGATATTGCGCGAGGATTTCTTTAAAATGGTTGATTTTTTTGTAGGCGTAAAAGCACACTTCTTTAGGGGGTTCTTTATAGGACGGTTTTTCATTTTCAATTAAGTAGGGGACATTTTTAAAACAGCTGTTACAAATAAGGACGCCTTCATCTTCTTGAGGTATGAGTTCGCCCTCGTGGCAATAGCTGCAGAAGTCGGTGTAATTCAAGTAATTATTAATATCAAGAAAAGTTTCATCAATGTTGCACAGATATTTGTGAACGATGTTTTTGTTCACTTGTTCATTTTGTTCTACGTCTGGGTTTTTAATTTTGAAAAAGTTATTCAACATTTTGGTTTTACTGCTGGGATTAGCGGATAATTCATTCTTGGAGATGTTTTTTTTATTTTCAAAGTATTCAAATATATATTTAGAGTTATCTAACAGGTAGTCTTTTTTCTTCCCTTTTAGTTGTTTAATGTTCGCGGCGATGTCGTCAATGCGGTCTTTAATATCAAGCGTTTCTTCAACTGATAGCTTTTTGTCGTCCGCGATTTTTTTAAGAAGTTCTTCCTTTTCTTGTTTTAATTTAGGAAGTTTATCATGTTCATCCTTGTTAAACTCATTAATAAACTCTCTATGCTTCCCATCTAATGTGGTGGAGTTTTTCTTGCTGATTTTTATATTTTTTGCTGGTTTTGTTTTAAAGGAGGGCATCTTAATTTATTAAATATAAACCAGTATATTTAATTTATTATTTTCATAATTAATATATTTTGCAAATCACAAATAATATTAAGTTGAAATAAAGCGTTTTTAATCTTTCTTCAATACAAATAATGGAGGTGTCTGTTTCAATTGTGGATGACAATGATAAACGTGTTTGCACTAACATTGACAGCGCGAAATTTCAAAAGATGGTGCTCCTGTTTAATTCATTGGAAGAAGGATGGACAGTCAAAAAACGGAGCGACACTTATGTATTCACAAAAAAACACGAGGGCAAAAAAGAAGTTTTAGAAGACGCCTATTTACTCAAATTTATGAAAAAACATCTAGATTTAAGTAACATTGTTTCTGCGAATTAACAGCATGTTGTTATTTTTTGCAGCATATATGATGTCAACCATGGTTGTTATTGTTGGTTGGTGGTGCGCGCACACATTTGTAAAAGATGTGTGTAAAAATACGTCTATTTAATGAAATTAAGCAAAATTTATAGTTTAATTTAATTTATTTCTAAAATTTTTTTCTTTAGCAATATTATAATATGGGAGGTGGATTAATGCAACTCGTTGCCTATGGCGCTCAAGACGTATACCTTACAGGTAATCCTCAGATCACTTTCTGGAAGGTGACTTACAGACGCTACACAAACTTTGCTATTGAATCAATTGAGCAAACATTTAACGGACAGGCTGATTTCGGTCGTCGTGTCCAGTGTGTTATCAGCAGAAACGGTGACCTCGCTCACCGCACTTACTTGCAGGTAACACTCCCCCAAATCGACCAACAAATGAGTGCAGATAACACTGTCTATGCTCGTTGGTTGGATTTCCCCGGTGAGCAGCTTATTGCCCAGGTGGAGGTTGAGATTGGTGGCCAAAGAATTGACCGCCAATATGGTGACTGGATGCACATCTGGAACCAGCTCACCATGTCTGCCGAGCAACAGCGCGGGTATTTCAAGATGATTGGTAACACCACACAGCTTACCTTCATCACGGACCCCTCTTTCTCCGACGTGGATGGCCCTTGCGACTCCAGCGCTCCTCGTCAAGTGTGTGCTCCTCGCAACGCCCTCCCCGAGACGACCCTTTACATTCCTCTCCAGTTCTGGTTCAACACCAACCCCGGCTTGGCTCTCCCTTTGATTGCTCTTCAGTACCATGAGGTCAAGATTAACCTTGACATCAGACCTATTGACGAGTGCTTGTGGGCTGTCACCTCGTTGGTGTCTGAAGACATGAAGCCTGCTTCTATTGCCTACAACCAGTCACTTGTAGCTGCCTCTATCTATGTTGACTACATCTTCCTTGACACCGATGAGCGCAGAAGAATGGCCCAGAACCCCCACGAGTACCTTATCACCCAGCTCCAATTTACCGGCGACGAATCGGTGGGGTCCTCAAGTAACAAATTGAAATTGAACTTCAATCACCCGGTCAAAGAGCTTGTATGGGTTGTGCAACCTGACCAGAACGTAGATTATTGCTCTTCTCTAGTGAGCGATGCTCTTTTGAACCGCGTTCTTGGCGCCCAGCCCTTCAACTACACCGACGCCATTGATGCTCTCCCGAACGCTATCCATGCTTTCGGTGGCCACGATGCGATTGCCGCTGATAGCAACTCCTACATTGACTCCAATGGTCTCTTCCATGATGCCGGCGCTCAGAATGTTAGTGAAGACGGCAGCCAGTGGAACATGAATGCACCCAACTTCAATGGCGAAATTAACTCCGGCGTCTCCGATGCGGGCACATTCGTCCTCATGGAGTCTTCCATTGACATGCATTGCTGGGGCCTTAACCCCGTCGTCACTGCCAAGTTGCAGCTCAACGGCCAAGACCGCTTCTCCGAGCGCGAGGGCTCTTACTTCAACTACGTGCAGCCCTGGCAATCCCATACACGCAACCCCGATGAGGGCATCAACGTGTATTCTTTTGCGCTCCGCCCGGAAGAGCACCAACCCAGCGGCACGTGCAACTTCTCCAGAATTGATAACGCCACGCTTC